TCTTTCTCCTTGTTGTTTTTTATTTTTACTATTTATCTATTATCAGTTTTTAACTCAGGTTCTAAATTTATGGGTTCTTTTTTACCGCTTAATTTATCTCCATTTTTCATAGTTTTTTCTGTTTTAATTCTATCAACTCTATTTTTCAGTCTATCGACAACTTTCTTCTGCGACCTCAATTTTCTTGCCAAACGCAGTTTTGCCGCCGCTTTTTTAACTGCATCTTCGTCAAGTTCAACTCCCTCTTTTAATTTTCTAAACTCTCTTTCGGTCATCTTTTTCATGTTTATTTCCATAACTCCTAGTTCATATCTTAAAGACCTAAGTTTAGTTTTTTTGAAACCAAAATGATCTTCGGCAGGTTGAGGTTTTGTAATTTTTTTACTGATGTTTTTCTTTGCCTTTTCAAAAATAACATCTAACTGTTTTAAATAAGAATTTAAATCGAAATCCATTTTTAATCCTTTTTTGCCATTTTAGTAGCGACTGCATACATAACTTGTTTACCTTTACCAGGATACCTCTTTTCAAAATCTGCCGCTTTGTCTTTTAAAGACATTACTATTTTTTCTTTTTTATCTTCCTCTCCTGGTGTAAGAGTTCTTTCAGATTTAGTCTTTGCACTATCCATTTTTTTCAAGTGTTTTTTAATTCTATCAGATTGACCTTTGTGCATTTTTGAAGCCCCATCTAATTCACCAGCCATTTTTTCTAAGTCTAAATCGTCTTTCATAATTCTTTTTTTCGCTCTATCAAGACCTACAAATCTTTTAGATGTATTTGTCATTCCTGTAGAATGTTGTTTCTTCGCAATATCTTTCATAGATTTTGATGCATAACTTTTTGCTAAATCTTTAGATATCTCGTCTATTTCTTTTTCTTCACAACCAGGTTTTACTTTTTTGCGTTGTAAAGGGGTATTTCCCATATGTCTGTAAGGGTCAGGCTGATTAGGTCGTCCAAAGTTTTTCTCATCGACTTGCTCAATGTCTTCAGTCTGCAAATCACCTTTAGTCGCTAATTGCAAATCTAGTATATCTCCTTTTTTTCCTGACAATTCAATACCATTAGGAGTATCTTTTACTTTCAAACCAACTTGTTTTGCTAAAGCTATATACGATTGCTTTTGTTTATTCGTTTTAAAACCTTTGATAACTCCTTTAGCCTCTTCTAAGTCTACTTCTTCTTTGAGTTTTTTAATTTGAGCATCAGAAAATTTAAATTTAGTTTTCAAAACTTTTTCTGCATCAGAAACAGACATTCCTCCTAGTAAAGCCTTTTTAGGATTCTTGACAGTATCAATTGCAATTTTCTTTTGATGTTTTTCTCCAACACCTTCGTCAAATTTTATCATTTCTTTTACTTGAACACTTTCTACTTGACCTCTGATTTTCATCAAGTCTGGAGCCTTATACTTATGTT